GTTATAATTATATATTGAGAATTTACATTTTCTGTTGTATAATAAATATTATTTATTATTAGTATGAGAGGAGGTGTAACTTCGTTGAATAAGTCATTTAAAATTAGGATATATCCTAATCAAGAACAAAAAGATATTATTGATAGTACTTTTAATTCTACAAGATATTTGTATAATTACATGCTTAATCTTAAAGAAAAATTGTATAAGTTTTTTGGGATTAGATTAAGTTATAATAATTCCTGTAAAGTTCTAACTGAATTAAAGAGACATAAGACATGGTTAAAATTGGCAGACTCAACTGCTTTACAGCAATGTCTTAAAGATTTAGATAATGCTTATGTTAATTTCTTTAATGGTAAATCTAAATATCCTAGATTTAAGTCTAAGAAACGGAGTAAAAACTCATATCGTACTAATAGTAGTGCAATTATTCTAGATATTGAGAGTCATACAATCAAGATTCCTAAAGTTGGTAGTATTGGGTTTAGAGATAAAAATGATTTTAGTAATATTCTTAAAATTTATAATGTCACTATTTCTAAGACATCTAGTGGAAAGTATTTTGCTAGTATATCAGCTGAAGTTGATATTGAACATTTTGAGAAAACCAATCAAAGTGTAGGTATTGACTTAGGTTTAAAAGATTTTGCAATTTTCAGTAATGGTGAGAAAGTTAATAATCCTAAATTCTTTGTTAATTCTCAAAAGAAGTTAGCTAAGATGCAACGTAAGTTGTCTAAAAAGATTTTTGGTAGCAATAATTACTTAAAATATAAAATTAAATTAGCTAAATTTCAAGAGAAAATAAAGAATCAACGATTAGATTTTCTACATAAGTTATCGACTAACATAGTCAAAGCTTATGATATTATTTGTATTGAGACTTTAAGTGTTAAAAACATGATGAAAAATCATAAATTAGCAAAATCGTTTCAAGATGTTTCATTGTATGAATTTACACGTCAACTAGAATATAAATCTAGATGGTATGGTAAAATAATTTCTAAAGTTGATAGATTTCATCCGTCATCACAGTTATGTTCTAATTGTGGATTTAAAAACAAAGATGTTAAAAATCTTAGTATTCGTGAGTGGACTTGTCCTAAGTGTGGAGTTCATCATGATAGAGATATAAACTCAGCGATGAATATTCTGGATGAAGGGCTAAGAGTTTTAAATTCTTAGACATATAATTATAACCGTGGGACACATGGGGTTAGCCTATTAAATTTATTTAGTTAATGGTTTTAGTTAATATACAATAATTAAAATTAAACTGGATGTAAATAGGAATTTTGAGACTTCGGTCAAGAGAGGATGTCAGGATACAGGGGTTATTCAAATATGAGTGATTTCAAAGAGAGTCAAATAACAAGAGATTTAAGTGGTCATCAGCCTTTGTACGCTTTTATAGATTTGGTGATTGATGGTCATAATATCTCGTATTTTGGTAATAAAGATTACAATGAATCAGTTATCAGTCTTAATGTGGAACGTAAAGGAAAGTCGAATCAAGATTTAGCTGGTTCGACTTTTGACATTGAGTTATATGATGATACTGCTTTACGTATAGAAGAATTATTAGCTAATGCTATCCCAGCTGGTAAGAATTGGAAAACTGCTAAACAGTTGAAAGATACAGGCAATGCTGTTACGCAGGGTAATGTAGATTGGCAAAATTCGGAAAATAAAAAGAAAGATGAAGAAGCTGAAAAGGCTAATACATATACAAAAGAAGATGAAAAGAAAGACCCTACACATAAAGAAGGTACTAAAAAGAATGTAAGTGCTAAACAAGAGGGAAATGTTAGGTGTCGATATGGTTGGTGTAATAGAAAAGGTCAAGTTATTGAGGATATATCTTTAATTGGCAAGGCTTTAAAATATACACTTAACTTTGAGGGGCCTGCATTAACTTTAACACTAAACTGTGTAGCTGAATCAGATGTTAACTCTACTAAGAAGTTAAATATGACATTTGATGTAGCTACTTATGGTGGCAAGCCATCTGAAATTGTACGTGCTATGTGTCAAAAAGCTGGTATCGCTATTGGTCGTATTGTAGAGACTAAACCTATTTTAGGTGAGGATGGCAAACCTAAGGAATTTAAGACTGAGACTAAGAACATGAGGGAGTTTATTTCCGATGAGTTATTAGAAAAGTCTGAGCCTTTAGATTCTGATAAGCCTGGTTATCGTTATTTTACACAAGTGGTAGATGGTGAAGAGAAGGCTTTTTTCGTACCAAATGAAATGTATGGTGATATGACTGTTGTTACCTATAAAAAGATGGAAGATAATACTTCTTCTACGAGTGCAACAACTGCTAATAATGGTGGTAATGCTGTAGGTAATGAAGCATATCTAAAAGTTATGGGTGTTTCTTCTCATGTATTAGGGAATAATCGTTCTTCAGATGTTAGTGTAGTTGGTAGTGGTAAGGTCATTTTTGTAGGTGATTCTAGGGTTAAAGATTTAAGTGTGTCAATACCTATAAATAAGGACATAGCATATATCTATGATGAAAAGGCTAATTATAGGTGGTTAAAAGATAATATAGATACAATAAAAAGTCAGGCATCTTTAGGTAGTCGTATTTATATGATGCTTGGGTTAAATGACTTAGATAATATCATTAATTATGTAGATTATTATAACTTATTAGCACGTAAATTTGAGTCTATGGGTGTTCAGTTCTTTGTTGTTTCTGTTCTACCTGTATTCATGGCTAAATCAATAATCAAAAATAGTAAGATACAGGATTTCAATCGTGCTATATCAGATAATCATTGTAGGGAACTTCATTATGTTGATATATTTAATTCTATTCTATTGTCACTAAAGAGTAATAATACTAAGGAAGATGGTATATCATATAATAAAAGGTTAATGCAAGATGTCTATAATCGTATCATCTATTATAAAGAGACAATTAATAGTGATAGACATTATGATGTAGCTAATAAGGGTAGGATAATCAATGGTGTAGAATTTACTACTCATAGTGTTCCTGATATGCTTAGTCGTTCTTCTTATCAAGGCAATGTATCTGAGGTAGAGACTTATGGTGGCGATGCTTTCATTGAAGAATTGATTACAAAATATGTAGCTGTGGCTTTGGCTGAATCAGATTCAGAAGATATTGCTACATTGTTGTCTGATTTAGATGATTTACGTAAGTATTTACTAAGTATTCAAGAAGGTTCTTTAAAGTCACCTCTAGGTTCAACTGCTACAATAGGTAATGTAAGTCCTTTGAGTTCATCTGAAAAGGTTTCTAAACCTGATATGAATAAGATAACTCAATCTTTCATGAGGATTTTTGGTAAAGATAAAATAGATGGGGATATTACTAAGTATATTGATTTAGTTAATAAATTTAGTGGTTCTATTCAAGGAAAAGACTCAAAGACTATAGATGATTATGCTAATGTATTTAAAAGCATTGTAGGTTCTAGTAGTGTTTCTAAGATAGTATCAGATGCTGTTAAACTTATTTCTGAGAATAGGGATAAAATACTTAATAATCAAGAAAACAATAAGACAGTATTATATGGTGGAATAGCAGATAGTCTTTTAAATACTCTATTACCAAATCAATCACCTAACATTAAAAAGATTCGTGATAAGATTACATCTGTGATGTCTTTAGATAATGATAAAATCAGAAGTGGTGATTATGGAGAAATAGAATCTCTTATTTCAAAAGAATTAGGGATTAACAATACTGCTATTGATACTTATGTAAAGACTGCTAAGACTTTAGTTGAGTTGTATAAGAATAGGGAGTATTTTGATATCAAAGATACTCGTTTCATGGCTAAAGATTTACTGACAAGTGTTGTTGGTAAAGAAAAAGTAGAGAAGGTACAAAAATATGTAGATACTGCTCAAAATATCTACAAGGCATTGAATGGTGCTAAAGATGTGACTAGTGTTCAAGGTGCTATTCAAGGATTATCAGATGTATTAGGGAAGAAGTCTAAGATTTCTAAGTATATAGATACTGCTAATTCTATGTTAGACATTGTCAATAAAGGGCAAGTAGGGACTACTATTTTTGATACAAATAATGGTATTGGTAATATCATTAAAGGTCGTTTACCTCAATTAACTAAGCCAGGTTCTCTTGGTGGTATCGTGGCATCTACGACTGGCATTGCTAATGTGTCTAGAGATGAAGTTTTAAAAGCGAATATACCTAATAGTGTTAATAGTGGTGTTGTAGGTCTTAATGGTGCTTTAAACAATGCTACAAAAGGTGCTAATATCAATTTAGGGAATGATGGTATCACAGATGAAGAGATGAAAAAAGGGGTACGCTCTATTACTTTTGGTGGTAAAAAGCAAAAGATGGAGATTTGTGGTGAATTTGAGATTTATACAGGTCGTAGAGATAGTCAAGTAATTAGTTTCTCGCCTGAGTTTGAGTCTGATAAGATTGCTACAGATAAAGTACCTACAAATGCTTTAAGTATCGATTCTGTTCGGAATGAAATGTTAGAATGTACTATTGAAGGTGTTGGTGGTAGTCTAGCAAGTGATGCTTATAAGGATAGAGCCAATGGTACTACTGGTGTTGGTGTAGTATTAGGTATGAGTGGTTCTTCTTTTAAAAACTTAGAATCATCAGCCGCTAGTATGTGGTCTAGATATTTTAGTTCTGTATATGGTGCTAGTCTTGAGATAATGGGGAATACCAAAGTTAAGTTTGATGGTCATATCAAGATTGCAGTATATACTAAGTTTGGGTTTTTACATCATACAAGTGGTGTTTATCATATTCAAGGGATTACTGATACGATTTCAGATGGTATGTTTACTACTTCTTTAGATTTACAAAAGAATAGCGATGAAGCTAGGAAGAAGTTGAAGGGAGAAGGTGCAAAGAAATTGGATACAAATAAAATTAGTGATACAGACGGTAAATATTGGGTTAAGCAGAATGCGAGTGTTTCTGTTGAAGGGTGTATCAAAGATGTACCTAATGCTTTAGATGATTTAGGTAAGTGGTTCTATGATAGAACAGGTCATAAATTAGTTTGTACTGCTGGTACAAATGGTGAGCATGCAAGTGGTCCGCATAGTCATGCTAATGGTTGGAAGATGGACGTTAATGATTGGTTTGGCCCTGAAGGTTTATCTGGTGGTTGGATTATTAATAGTGATGATACTCCTGGTAGCTTGTGCTATGAGTTCATTGAATATGGTAGGTCTATTGGTCTAGGTATGAACTTTGAAGGAGACCATATAGATGTTCAAATGGATGGTAAGGAATGGAACGATAATAATCCTGGTGGTGCTAAGGATAATGGTGGTTATAGAGGTTAATTCTTATGTCAGTAAATAGTAATGACTTCTATGGTAGCTTGCAAGCACCTACAGAGTTAGGTGGTATATTCCGTGCTAGGGTAGAGAATAATGTAGACCCTCTAGGTATAGGTAGGGTTCAAATACGTGTACCTATGATACACCGCACTATTTCAAGTGGTGGCACTTCTACTGAATCACTACCTTGGGCATCTTATTGCTCTTCTATTGGTGGTGGATATAACTATGGTTCTTTTATTGTACCTGAGATTGGTGAGTATGTATGGGTAATGTTCGAGGATATGGACTCAAATAAACCTGTATATTTAGGCTCTGTCTTTGGAACTGACTCTACTTTAGAAAAGAGATATGGTAGTGAGGAGACTACTGGTGTATGGAGTGGTGTAGTAGGTGCTAATGAAGTACCAATAGAATCACAGCGTGAATCTCCTACACATAAGATGATATATAAATCTCGTCACGGTTCTATGTTGTATTTTGATACGGATGATGAGACCAATTCTGTTGGTATAGAAGATGCTAATAGTCAGAAGTTTAAGATTTCTTCATCTGAGGGTAAAGAATTTATTCTTATGGAAGGTGAGAATAATGTCTTAGTGAAGATACATGATGGTAAGATTGACATAGGGTATGAAGGTGGTAGGGGGATAGAAGTTATTCCTAATAGTGGTAATATTATATTAAAAGCAAGTGGTGCTACTATTACAATATCGGATTCTATTACTATGTCAGCTGATAGTGTAAGTGTAAAATCTAATTCATTCAAGGTAAATTCTAATAGTATACGCATGCAAGCAGATAATGTTAGGATTATAGAAGGATAACTCTTTACATTTATGTTATTGTATGTTATACTTTTAATGTAATTAAGTTTCTTTTCATTTTCTTAATTACAGGAGTTTATTTTGTACATAAACTTCGCTCCTTTCAAATATGAACACAGTTCAAAAATAGCGTACTCATGTAAAGTGGGTACGCTATTTTTGTGTTAATTTACATATATGAATGAATTATATATTAATGGGAGAGGTATGAATAAATAAAATTAATGGCATAGGTATAGGTGATTTTATGGCTTTTTACTACAATGAGGAATTTAAGAATACAATAGCTGGTAGTGGCTTATCCTTGTCAAAGACATTTAAGCAAAACTTTAGAGATGGTAAGGGAATAACGAATGTAATAAGTGGTGAAGATAAGATTAATGAAAGTATCTACACTATATTATCGACTAGGGTTGGTGAAAGGTTTTTTCTCCCTGAATTTGGTAGTAGATTACATTTAGTTATATTTGAGCAGAATAAATTTGTTGCACATGATTTAATCTCGATTTACATAAAAGAAGCTTTAGGTAATTGGGAAAAAAGAATTGTTGTAGAAGATGTTAGTTTAGGTAGTAACTGGGAGGACTCAAATACAGTACCAATACATATAACATATCGTATAGCTAATAGCAATATTATGGGTTCTTATGTATACCCTTTTAATAAATCTATTGATGGTGTAGATATGTATGAATTGGGTGGTGCTGTAAGTACTACATCATACTAGGGAGGAGGTAAATATTGGTTAGTAGTAACAATAGCTTATCATATACAAATAGGGATATTGTTAGTATACGTAAAGAATTAATAAATACTATACCAAAGTTGACAGATAAGTGGACTGATTTTAACGAATCTGACTTAGGTATTACACTTATTGAGTTAATGGCTGGTGTTCAAGATATGCAAAACTTTTACTTGGATACACAGGCTTTTGAGACATATTTAGATACTGCAGTTCAAGATAAGAATGTAAGAGCGTTACTACGTTCTATGAACTATCGGATTCCATTAGCTAAGTCATCCGAGTGTAAGGTTAGGATTGTATTTGTTAATAATGACAATAGGGAGATAACAGTTCCTAAATACACCTCTTTTACAAGTAGTATCAATTCAAGTGTAGTAAACTTTGTTGCAAAAGAGACAATTACAAAAAGTGGCTCTTTTGATTATATAGATATTCCTGTTATGGAAGGTGTTGCTAGAACTGTTTCATGGTCAAAGGATGATTTAAAGTCAAATAAAAATGTTGATGGTGATGTATCGAGACGTATTTATCTAGGGTATAAAAATGTTTCAGATGGTTCTGTTGAGATTGTACAACATGGTAACATTTGGAAAGAGTGTGATGATGCGTTACTAAAATATGAGGGTGGTAGATGGTATTCTGTTCATGTAGATAGTGATGGTCAAGTCTATGTGTTAATGTCAGTAAACTTTCTACAATTAGTAGAAGAAGGAGAAAGTTTAGATATTAACTTTGTCACTACGAATGGCATTAATGGTATCATAGATATGGATACGATTGATACTATTAATATGAATTTACAGGATGTACAACGTATTTATAATACTACAAAGTCATATGATGCATCTGATTCTCCTAGTAGTGCTGATTTACAAAATATGAAGGTATTAGCTAGGCGTAATGCTGTAACTATGGGTAGGTATATTACATTAGAGGATTTTGAGACTGCAGTATATGAACAGTCTTATGTATTCCAAGCTGTTGTTAAAGATTGGAAGTACTCTGATTATGTAAACGAGCCTTATGTTGTTAAGGTATGGGCAGTTAATACATTAGGTGAATCTTTAGGGGAATTAACTCGTGAGAAGTTAAAGAAAGAGTTAATGTCTAAGGCGATAGCAGATGTAACTGTACAAGTACTAGAAGTAGAGTCAGTTGATTTTAATATTGATGTAGACGTAGTGCTTTCTGTTGATAATGAGACTGCTAAAGAACGATTACGGACTGAAATAATTTCATTCTTAAATACTACGTATCGAGCAGAGAACATGTCATTTGGTGAGAATGTATCCTATTCTCTTATGACTTCAAGAGTCAAGGCTTATTCTCCTTATATTAAAGACGTAGTTGTACGTACTCCTAGTAAAGATATAGAAGTAGGCAATATTCAATTTCCGAGGTTAAATAAAATATCTGTAAGGGTAGTAGAAGAGTTATAGGTAGGGTTATGTATGAAGTTAGTTGATAGAATACGAAACAGTCGATACATGACATTAATACCTGAAAAATATCGTGAGAACGATGATTTCTTAGTATTTTTCTATTTATTGATACAACAGTTTGATATTAATGAGGAAAACATACGTAATTTCACTAAATTAATTAATAATGATAGTGTTCCTATGAGGTTTCTTCAAGCATTGGGTGCTTATAATAACTATACATATCAGAACTTAGCGAAGAATGATTTCAATAGGGAACTTTCTATGCGTATGTTTGATATATGGGAGCAAAGGGGTTCTAAAAAAGCTATCATTGACGCCGCAACATGGGGTGATAATGTAGGGTGGGTTGGTGGAGACCTATGGATTCCTAATTATTACACACCTACACAGATTGCTACGTTTGAATTGCCTAGGGATAGGATTTTTAGACATAGTGTGTCTAAGTTTTCTAGTACACATGTATTTCAAGATGGCAGAACTTATATGCCAGGTGTCATTTTACTCTCTGTACCTAATCTAACAAAGACAGTTAAGAAAAGGATATACGATGTAACTCCTGCTGGTAGGAAGTATATATTTCAAGTAGAATCATCATTCTTTCCTAATGATGGGATTGATAAATTAGAAATAGGTTCTTATAATGAATTATCATTCTATAAGAAGATGAGGGTATATCCTAAGAATAAAAGCGAAGAAGTTCCACCTTATGATAGAGATACAGATATTGATTTCACATATGAAGTTGATATGCTTGTTGATATGGAGGAACTATGGGATATATTAATACATAGTCAGGTTAGGGGTAAGAAATATCATAGTGGTCATTTAACTACTATTACAAATAATGACTACATAATGAATATGGCTTGCTCGACTCTTCCTATTTCACATCTGTCTAAGAAGTTTTCTGTTAACGGTAATAATAGTTTAACAGATAGTAGTTATAAGAAGTCTAGCACTGGTGAATACTTAGATACTTATAATAACAAGGGAATCGATGCGATTCATAGGGATATAAGTTCTATCTACAATAACAACATTGATTTAGATGTTCATAGAGAAGTTAGGTTGACTGCTGTTAGAAGTGAAAACTCTTCTAATCGTTCTGGTAATGGTAAGATGAGTGGTATCGAAGATGGTGTAATTGATGCTTTTGTACATGCAGAGCCTATTTTACCTAGTGACTCTTTATATTCTGTTGATGATGTAGCTGATTTACATGAATGGGAATATCGTGATGCTTTTTATTCTCATGGTGTAGAGATTAATACTGATAAGAAATGGGCAGATAAATTAGAGTTCACGCATACATTATTCCGTAGTATCTTATAGTTGTGAATTGATTAATATATAATAGTATAGTTTTATTTAATAATATTTAATGGGGGACATTAATTTTGGCTATTTGTACGTTAAAAGCACATGTTTCTAGGGCATTAGATTTTTACAATAAGGAAGATATTTATTTTGCTATTGGTAAATCTACACCGTGGAGTGCTAGTGATATAGATAATTTTGATGCATCTAGGGATTATGAAAACAATCCTCCTGTTCCAAAGAATACAGATGATATGAAAGAAATTGTAGGCTTTAAAAAAGCTGAATTTAAAGCAATGGTAGTTCAAGATGATAATGGTTCATTGGAATATCGTGGTGTAAATTGGCGAATTGTTTCACCTACAGATGCTGTTACAGAAGGTGCTAGGTGGGTATATATTTCCACTGAGTTGTCTTATGATGAATTACCGACTGATAAGCCTTATCGTCAAGTAGGCATCTATACTGGTTTAAAGAAGTCATCTTCAGTACAAGGTAATGTATATAATCTGTTACCTAATCAAGTAACTGATAAAGGGTTGTTAGAAGTTATTGACTTTAGGAAGCCTGTATATCGTGATAGTGATGTTAGGGAAAAGTTAAAAATTATTCTTGAGTTTTAATTTTGGTAGGAGATGCGGATGAGTATTGTTTCACAAAGTCCTTATTATGATAGGTATGATGATATAAAATCAGACCATCGTAAGGCTGGTTATACAAGAGTATTAGCTATTCCTGGTAGGGCAGAACAGGCATCTGAGTTTAATGAGATACAGTCTATTCAAGAAGATTATTTGTCTAGGATTGGCGATTCCTTATATAAAGATGGTTTTGTTATTAGTGGTTGCGAAGTAAATATCGCTAATAATTACATCACTATTGGAAGTGGTCGAATTTACTTAGGTGGTTTAATTCGGAATACAGAAGAAGTAAGATTATCAATTACAGGTGTCGGTAAAGAAAAAGTAGTAGCTACATTAGTTACAAGTGTTGTAACTGCTACACAGGATAGTTCTTTACGTGACCCTGCTCAAAATGCTGAAAACTATAATCAAGTAGGTGCTAATCGTTTAAAGCAAGTAGTATCATTTTCTATTATTAGTGATAATAGTGCTTTAGGTGATTATTCTGCTGTAGTATATAACTTAAATGATGGTGTAGTTGTTAAAGAAGCTAAAACAGATAATTATTCTATTTTAAATGATGTATTAGCAAAACGTACATATGATGAGAATGGTAACTATAAAGTAGATGGGTTGAATCTTCAATCAGTAACTGAGGATGAGGGAGATAAGATTCGTTTATATGTAAGTGCTGGTAAGGCTTATATTCGTGGTTATGACGTAACTAAGCCTGCTATGAGTAGTATTTTGTTGAATAAATCTAAATCTACTCGTATTGTTACAAGTGAGACTCATTACTTCAAATCTTCAGTACGTAAATATAAATTATCAAATTCTCCTGTAGCTAGTATTCAGAACTTTACAGCTAGTGTTCTTGTTACTGGTGAGCGTAAATTTAGGGGTAATGTTAGAGGTGGTCAAGAAGCTTTAAATAATACTCCTGTACAAAGTATTGTTAGTGTATATACAAAGAATGCTCAAAATAATAAAGAGACTACTTATGTAAGTGGTAGGGATTATTCTTTATATTCTGACCAAGTCGATTGGTCTTTGACTGGTGATGGTGCTACTGAGCCTGTACAAGGTACTACGTATTATGTAGATTATATTTTTAACTACTCTATGAGGGAAGGTACTGATTTTAGGGTTGAAAATACAGTTGATGGTTCTTATATTGTATTGTTGGATAATGGTAATAAACCGACTGAAAACTCTTTAATGTATTTTACTTATAACTTCACTCTTGCAAGAAGGGATTTAATTCTTCTTGATAGTAGTGGTTATTTGAGTGTAATTGAAGGTACTCCTGATAGGGTTTCTGATTTAATCATACCTTATAATGGTTCTTCAGCTTATCTTGAATTAGGTTATGTAGATATTTATCCTACGGATGCTTTAGGTAATAATGCTAGTGGCACTAAATTATCTAGTGTAACAAATTATGATGGTGTTAGGTTGACACAAGATAATTTGTTAGTTATGATGAGACGTATCAATAAATTAGAAGATAGCATTGCATCTCTTGATATGGAACGTAGTATTGAGAATGGGGAAGATTTGTCTAGTCTATCTGGTTACTTTACAGATGGCTTTGAAAATATCAATAAATCTGACTTAACATATACTGATACTGGTAGGCGATTAGCTTATACTGCATGTATTGATTATGATAGAGGTGAGTTAACTACATCTGCTACTATTGGTAGTGTTGATTTGTCTATTGATGATAGGTCTAGTGATAGTTATGCTACATTTGGCAATATCATCGCCGCACCTTATAAGAATGTATTAACAGTGAGTCAACAAATGGCTACTGGTACGATGAATGTCAATCCTTATGCTAGTTATGGTCCGTTATGTAAAGTTGAGTTAGACCCTGCTATTGATAACTGGGTAAACACAAATAAAATTAATGTCTTTAATACTGTTGAAGATGTTAAATATGATACTACAACTAATGTATATAGTCATGGTTATTGGTCTAGGAATGCGACTAAAAATCTAGGTAAATTCCTTAGGTCAGAACGCAATGAGACTACGACTAAGGGTGATACTACTGTTTCTAATAGTACATCTGAGTCAGTTGCTAAATCTATTTATGAATACATGCGTGTAAAAGATGTAAATGTAAAAGGTTTTGCATTCGGTGCTAATGCTCGTAATATTAGGGGTTTATTTAACGGCAGACCTATTAGCTTAGTTCCAACTGGTAATAGTACTGCTGGCACAAATTATGCTGTAGATGGTAAAACATATACTACAGTTAATGCAGATGGTAATGGTACTGTAACATGTAAATTTACTGTTCCTGATAAGACTCCTTGTGGTACAGTAGCTTTCCAAATGCAAGCTACTAATTCTGGTGGTGAGGTTCATACAGGTACTGCTAACTATACTGCTAATGGTACAATTCTAACTACTACTGTAACAAATACAACAACTATTACACAACATTATAAAGTATTAGTTGAAATTGATAATTTGTATGCTAATGACCCATTGGCTCAATCTTTCATTATGGATAATGTGTATGATAGGAACTTAGTTAAATTAGATTTGTATTTTGCTAAAAAATCTGCTACTCGTCCTGCTATATTGCAAGTACGTAATATGGTAAATGGTTATCCTGGTGAGAAAGTATATGCAGAAGTAGTAATGGACCCTAAGGATGTTAAGATTCCTACAGATGCGAATGTTCCTGTTGCTACAGAAGTTGTATTAAATCAACCTGTATATTGTTATGCTAAACAATATTACTGTTTCGTAGTGTTATCTGATAGTAACGATTATGAAATGTATGTAGCTAATATGGGTGATAAATTGTTAGGTAAAAACGAGCAATTAGTAGTTAACCCTTATGCTAATGGTGTACTGTTCAGTTCTTCTAACGCTAGTACTTGGACAGCACATCAAGGTACTGATTTAATGTTTAACTTGTATCGTACTCAATATACAGGCAATGGGGAAATTATCTTTAATAATGTTCCTTTATCTGATATTACTGGTATTATGTTAGATGCAAGTTATGAAGTAGATAGCGATAGTGATAGTAAGAAGGTATCTTCAAATCGTACTGGTTTGAAATGGTTCTATCGTTTCACTAAGACTGGCGTTGGAGAAGTTCCATCTGATTGGTTAAGCATTGATACATTAGTATTTAGGGATTTACAATCATATGCTAGGAATATTGATTTGAAGGCTGAGATTACAACTGATTTCAGTACATCACCATTTATTGCTAGGGATAGGGTTGCATTAAGGACATTTTTAGATAGTAAACAATCTACTTATATTTCTAAGTCTATAGATGAGACTAACTTCGCTAACCCTTATCAAGCGTTGAAGATTAGTTATCAAGCCGCTTTACCTCAAAATACATCAATGGAAGTATTCTATATGGATAAAGAAGATGGGGATTGGGTAAAACTTGCTACTGATAATGCGACTGTTAATATTGGTGGTACAACAGTAAAAAGGGTATCTTTAGACTCTATTACAAATGTAGATGAAGAGTTTAAGCAATATACTTGGAATATCAATAAGATTGATAGTATGGTTACTAACAATCAGTCTAGGGGTTCTAAGTTCTTTAAAATTAGGATTGACTTAAATACTACACAGGCATTTAACCGCCCTAGGGTTAAGAAGCTTGCTTGTATCTTTAAAGAAAAGGAATATAGGACTTAATCTATATTTTTAGTGCAAGTTTATAACTATATATAGTATTGATAGCATAGAGATGTGTGTATTACACATCTCTATCTTTTTATTACATCAGATAATTTGGGGGAATATATGCCTGAAAGAGTACAAAATATGTTCTGTACAATGTTTAGAAAAACAGAGGAAGAGCAGAGGAATTATGATGCAAGGGTTGCATTAAGTGATGCTAAAAAAGATTTAGAAGATACTAAAGAGAGTTTAGCTGAAACAACTGCGACTTTAAATAAAGCAATGAGTTTAATAGAGTCTTTATCTAGCGAACTTAGTACATTACGAGAAGAATTAAAAAGTACAAAAGAGGACAAATAAATGGGTGTTTTAAAACAATATAATTCAGATTCCATTGACTGGAATATCGGTGCTTTGTATGCACATGATGATTACATACAAAAACTATTTATAGTCATGAAAGAGTTAGGTTTAGTTAATCCTATAAAATATGTATTTGGGACTATACCAACTGTATTGGTTGGTGGTAGGGTAACTCCTAGAGATGCGACTATGGAAAATGCGTTCAAGTTGATTGATAGATACAATCAATTAGGGGTTGGGTGTCGTTTAACTTTCTCATCAATGTATGTAACAAAGGATGAATTAAAAGATAGTGTTTCAAATCAACTCATGCAACACTTAGAAGAAAACAATCAAAAATATGGTGTTAGAATGAATGGTATTATTTTAACCTCTGAGTTATTGGGGGAATACATTTATAAAACCTATAATTCTTTAGAATTAATTTCTTCACAAGTTAAGCCATCAGTTGAGGTTGGTTTAGGGAATGATACTGTAGAATATTATAATAGGTTATTTGATTTATTTGATATTGTAGTAGTGAATCCTAATAAGTGGTGTGATGCTAAAATAATTCATGGGTTAAAGCATATTGATAGGGTTGAGTTCATTACTAATCACAGATGTTTCCCTGATTGTCCTAAAGCTGGTGAGCATTATAAGGCTCAAGTTGATTTGAGTAAGAAGATGTTAAGTGGTGGTGATTATTCTCTAGAGGAAGATAAATTAGATACTATTAATACATGGTGTCTAAGTGTTAGACAGAAGTTTCCTTTATTAGGTGTTTCAATGTCTGATTCAGAGATTAATTTATTAATTGATAATGGTGTTAAACATTTTAAATTAGAGGGTAGAGATAATGATGCTTTTTGTTTCTTGGGGGATGTAGGGGATTACATTTTTAATCATCAATATTTCTCTAGAATAGCACATAGCATTATGGGTGAGGCTATATAGATATGTCTACAAGAATTGAGTCAAAAGATGGTGAGGAACTATGGGGTCCTGACACGTTTGGTAAGTACTCTATTGATAAGATACGAGTGATTGCTGAAATAATGAAGGGTGTTCTAAAGGACAATCCCATTACGTTTATTAATAAATCAAAGTCAGATGAAGACGTATACACTAAAACAGAAAGCAATACATTATTTATTTTGAAGAGTGATTTCAATAATATTGCTGGTGATTTAGTTAAATCTTTGACATCTAGTTATTTAAAAGAATTAGCTAGTACACAAGGTGTTGCAAGTGCTACAGATGTTAAGTTATTAGAAAAGGTATCAAATTATTTAACAAGAGCATGTTTTGGTCAGACATATACAGAAATAAAAGACTTAGCGAGTATGAACATTGTACCTATACCAGATAGGTTACAACAAGTAGAGACTCAAATTGTTTCTGCTGATACACGGATTAACCATACTATGGGTGTTGTATTTGAAGTAAATAGGGATGGTTCTTTCTCTAGTGTATCTAAAGTTGCTACTAAAGAAGAAGTAAAAGCAGTTAAAGATGTATTAGGTAGTGGTGATATTACAGTACGCAGTGCAAAAAACATTATTGATGCTGTAAATCGTCTAGATAAAAGCATAGTAGCTTTGGAGTCTATATCTGATTTTGTAAATACATTATCTACTACTGTAACTACTTTATCACGTACAGTAGATAGGTTAGATAAGTTAATAGGTAGTGATTCATTAAAGACAACAAGTAAGACAGTTACTGGTGCTATTAATGAATTAAAGGGTTAAGAGGGGTAATATTTAGTGGAAATTAAGCCTTTTAAAAAGATAGATGGAAATGGATACTCCTTTAGAGAGATATGGAAGATTTATGATGAACAGTTTAATATTCTTCGTGATATCGTACTTTCTCTAGGAGATAAATATCAAGTAGATAATGTTAGTGGTAGTGATGATAAAATCATTACACTAGATATACCATATAATAGTAATCAAGTATTTGTTTACTTTAATGGTGTGTTGCAATGGAAAGATAGGGATTATAGAGAAAACTCTCCTACTGAAATTGAATTATTATTTGATAGAAAAGCAACAGATGATTTACGTATTGTAACTATCAAATCTAATGTAATTAAAGAAGATTTACATCAATATTTACATGATATTGACATAGTAGTTAGAAATGCTAAAGAACAATATGATTCTGCTAGGAGTCTTGAGTCTAGGTTGGTAGAGTTATATTCTGCGTTACAACAAACACATTCACTATATACTAACAATAGTACTACAAGTCTTGTAAATGATTTAACAAGATTAAAGAATGAGTATGAAAAAGTTAGAGAAGGTGTAAATGCACTAGATATAAAACTTAAAGATTTGATTAGTAGTAGTGAGTACGTACTTGCAACTTTAAATCTTGACAGTCTTAAAGAGTTAGTTAATTCTATTAAAGAAAACTTAGATGAATTGTCTAGAGAAAAAAGTTTGGATATTGTATATCCAATGTATGGTTCTAAGCAAGATGGTGATGATGCTAGTGTTAATGATGTAGGTGAGTGTACATTTGTTGGGATTGATAAAAAACATTGGTTTATGATTGATACATTCTCTAAGTCTGTTGGGGATGGTGGTTACTACTCAATTAAACGTGCTATGTCAACTAATAAAATCACTAAGTTTGAGTTTTTATTAATAACACATTGGCATGAAGACCATTATGGGAATGCAATTAGGCTTATTAAAGAGGGATTAGTTGAGAAAGTTTATGTACAAGACGTAACTAAATATCCGAGTGGAATTAGTGGTATTTATGGGATGTCTTTCTCTGATTTAAAAAGAATATATGATGAGCATAAGACAGCATCAGGTCAGAAGAATATTCCTTTTGAGACAGCACCTAGTGGAGTTGTGGATTTTCATGGTGCTAAATTAATGTTTCATAATAATGATGATACAGCTATTGCAAAGCATAATTCAAGTTGGGTAAATGGTAATTATAATAATACTTCAATATGTTTATTAGTTTCATATATTGGTAGGAACTTCTTAGCACAGGGTGATGGTGATAAGGAAGTTATGAAGGAGTATTTATATATTCTACCGTCAAATATTGATTTATTAAAATCTAATCATCATTCAATGGCATCTATGCCATTATCTTTTAGGAAATTAAACCCTAGAGATGCAGTTATTACTGCTAATAAATATCAATTATCTTCTTCTACTCCTATGTTTAATTATCAATCTTATTTATTTGATATGGGTTCTAATGTGTATTTTTTAGCTAATCAGTCAGAAGATATACATATCACATATAGTTCTTTGTATTGGAATGTAGAGTATAATAAAAATATAGTTATTGGTCATCCTGATAATTGTGCTTTTTTATCTGGTGAGTCTGGTGGTCATATTTTTGTTGATTGCAATTATAGGGGTAATGAAAGTACTGGAGATAAAGATAAGCCTTTTAAATATTTAGAGGATGCAGTTCGCATGGCTCATATGAACTATATGAAAGAGATTCATGTTAATATTGCTCCTGGTGATTATACAAAGGGTGTAAATAATTACAACTTCGCTAATATTAACACCTTAAAGATGATAAATTTACTTTTATTGGGTTTAAGATGTAGGGTTAGGTTTGTTAATACAGGGAACAGTTCTGCTACTTTACCTACTATTCATGTTTCTAACAGTGATTTTGTTATATTTGAGAATATTACCTTTAAAGATGGTGATATGTATACCTCAGATGTAGTTAGTAGTTTAGGCTCATATGGGAGTACATTAGTTACAAATTCTACTGTTAATTTCATTAAATGTAATTTTACAATATCTAACAATGAAATTGTAAATAAAGAGAAGAGTAATAGTAATTTTAATACTATTCATGTTGATGCCGTTTCTTCTAAAGTAAAGTTAGATTCATGTACTTTAAATGGGAAAGCTAGGTTTGGTATTCGTTCGGCAGAGGGTTCAACAGTTAATGTTGTAAATACTATGACTGTTGATGATTCTGTAAAGACTGTTTATTATGCGACAGATGGTGATATTACAGTTAATGGTATTTCAACTAAGAATACGTCAAATGAGACTACTGGTGGTGGAGATGTTCACTTTCAAGCTGTAGCAACAACTCCTACATACGATAAGACTACGAGAGGTCAGTTTGTTGGAACACAACTATCTAAAAAATATGGTGGTCAACTGGGATATATCTCAGATGGTAATGGAGGGTATGCTTCAGTAGACCATTTTAATCGAAGTGGCAACTTAAACAATAGACCTAATTTTGAAGGTCAATTCGCATATGATAAATTAAGTAAAAAGATAGGTTTCGCATTAGGTTCTTCTAATCAGTCTGATTGGCTTGAATTGGCATCTAAGGTAGATGTTAAATCTTCTACTGGTGTTAAAGAATGGAGAATCGGTGAGATATATCGGTATGGTGATTTAATTAGGACATCCAAGGGAAAAACTTTTTTAAATATTAGCGAAGGTAGTTTTCAATACTCTTCAAATTCTGTGTTAGATTCCTTTAATGGTAATCCTTTAGATATAGTTCAGTATGGTACTTATAAGTTAGTGGCAATTGATACAACTGATAGGGGTTCTTATATGATGTCATTGTTACACAATAGACCTAATAACATGCAACTACCTAGTACAAATGCTGAGATGAATAAGTTAGGTATTTTTGCCAACTATTATAGTAATAAGATATTTAAAAATCAGCCTACAAGATATGGTCAACTTATAAACTTACCATGCTCTATGGATAATTCTGTTGAATCTATGCAGTTATGGATTGAGCAATATTCTGGTCAGCTATATACTCGTGGTGGGAATAATGAAAATGTTATGGCTGATATGGCATTTCAGCCCGTATACCCTAATAACTTTGAAGATGTAGATGTTTTATGGCATAGTTTTGTAGCAGATTTTTCTGATATGGGTGAGAAGAGATTAAAAGCACCATTATCTGAATACAAGAAAATGTATATAGTGTTGACTGGTGATGAGAGCAATGAGTATTTAGAGTTTAATAGCTTTGATATTGGCATATTGCGTAAGATGTCTTATGGCAATGTAGCTAATAAGTATTATAGTGGGACTAGTTTTATTAAACTTTCTACAGGTAATTATTGGTGGGGTTTAAAGTTGGGTGCTACATTTAGCTCTACTAGGATGCGTGATGTTTTTGCAGATGCTGAGAACTGTAGATTATTAAGTATTATGGGATGGCCAAGGATTCATGGTTATGATGCATAGGTAGGTAAAGAATGTATAAAATTCCTTATAGAATGATTGAGATAGTTACAGATAGTGGTGAGGTATTATCATTAGAGGATATACTAAAATCACTATCAAATGTACCTATGTCCTTGTACACAGGAAATAACGACTTTACTAAAGAGAAGATAGAAGATGTAATCAATTACCTAAAGACTCATGGTGGTGGTCAATTTACTATTCCTGAGAATCCACCTTATCATAAATTAACAGTTGATGTTCATAGGAATAAGTTTCAAGATTATGCAGTACATTTCTTGTATTATGATTACCGTTACCCTATAGGAACCGAGAAAAGACCTTATACTGGTGAAAATTGGCAAGCTGGGGATATCATTTATAATCTAGATATTTTAAATTCAGATGATAAATGTACTTTATGGTTTTGTAAAGAGAGTGGTAATGATACATCAGCTGGTAAATGGTCACAACAGTCTATATGGCAATTATCATCTAGTGAGATAGATGGTTTAGTAGTTTCTCATGTAGGTTCTTCTATCGGTCCGCTTGTTAAGAAAGAAGTAGGCGAACAGGGGCCTGCTATGATGTCTAGTGAGGTTACTAAGCAGTTAGATGCAAAAGTACCTACTAAGGTTGAAGCAGAGGTTACTAAACAGTTAGCAACAACTGTTCCTACTCGTGTAAGTTCTATTGTCGAGACTAATTTACCTAATGAAGTTACTAAAAGAGTAGATTCTGTTATTACTCCTATTATTAATGCTAGATTGGGTGCTACTTTATCAGATGCATCTGTTACTAAGTTGATTAATGATAAAGTAGACACTAAAGTCAAGTCTATTACTGATACTGCTCAACAGACAGTTAATACTAAGATTACGGAAGCGACTTCTACATTAAATAATACTGTAAATAATTATATAGATGAGGCTAAACGTAAACTAGGTGCTATTACTACAGTAACTGAAAAAGACGTAGATGATAAGATTAAAGAATCCTCTAAAGCGATTAATACTAAGATAGATAATATTGTTACTACTAAATTAGCTAATCTTAGGACTGGTCATAGTGATATAGTTGCTACAGAAGAGTATAAAATGGGTGCAGATGGTGTTGTTGATGATACTGCTAAGTTTGAGCAGTGTGTCAATGATGCTAGAGGTAAAGTATTAATTATTAGTCCTGGTGTGTATAAACTCACTAAAAACATTTTCATTGGTGAATGTAAGGACGTAATTGTATTAGGTTCTTTTAATACAAAAGTTCCTTTTATTCCTAATGATGACATGTTTGTGACTGCACCTAGTAATATTGAGTATATCAGTACTGTTGCTTTAGATACAAATAAAGTAAATCAATGTCAAGGTTTTGCTTATAACTCTACTAATAATGAGTTTGTATTGGCTACTATCAATTCTGATAATACAAATCAGATATTGTATATCTTAGATGGGGATAATATTTCTAGTGTAAAACGTAAAGTAGAATTTAGTGATATAGAGAAGTTAGGTCATTGTAACACTATGACATATAACAAAGATACGTCTACTTTGTATGTATGTAATGGAGATACAAATTCTAATCCTTTGAAGATGGCTAAATTAAGTAATACATATTCTTTGACAGGGGTACATACTGATTCTTCTAATGTTAAGAAATATAATTTTGCATATGACCCTATCACTAAGTGTTATTGTTCAATCATGCCTGGAAATAGGACTAGTAGTTTACGTCATGTGTATATATTAGATACTAACTTTACTGTTATTAAGGAATTTGATGTTGATTTCTTAATTAAAGATTTCAATAATAACGGTGCTATGTTCTATGATGGAAATATTATGTGTGCTAGTATCAATTCTATTTTACAGTTTGATGTGTTTGGAAATACAAAAACAATCATAGAGATTGATAGTTCTTATGAGATAGAAGACTTTGATATTAAAAATGGGTATATTTATTTTAGTGTGTTAGAAGGACATAAAGTACATATATTTAGGGGTATTAGCAATAAGTTCAATTCTGTTCATATTAACAACATGAAAGTAAACAGGCTACTATTACCTAATAATTCACCTTTGTCTGGTTTAACTGCAGATGGTAAAACATTAAGTCTTGTTAAAGTAGGTAGTTCTGGTTCTTCAGAGATAGGTGATAAGACTGCTACGACTGTAATTGTTGGTAAGGAAGTTAAGACATGGGATGGTGGGAATGCATCATATACGTTACTTTCTACTAAGCATTATGGGGAAGCTATTTATTCTAAGAAACAAGTAGATGATTCTTTTGTTAAGAAGTCTGAGTTAGCAAGGACTAATATCACGACTCGTCCTGATTATGTTGGTCAAATCGCTGTAGCAGATGGTAAAACATATATAGCTGTTAGTACACTTAACGCTGTAGATGGTTGGAAAGAGTTCGCAAGCGGTCCTGCTGGTGCAGTTGATAGAGTACGCTTTAACAATGGTGCAGAATTGTGGATTGACGATTAATCTTTAATTTTATATTCATAATTCATATCTTAGAGAAAATTATATATAGTTAGTGTTACAACAAGTAGGGGGTAGTCCATGAAAAGAAATGTAATTTTTAGGGGAACTACCCCTACTCTTGAAATTAGAATGGGTAGGGGTATTGAGGTAGAAAATATAGATGGTTTGACTGTTTATGTTTCACAGGGTATCACTATACTAAAGAAACGACTTGAGGATGTAAAAATTAATAAGGCTGAGAATCTTGTATATGTACCTTTAACAGAGTTAGAGACATATATGTTTAGTCCTAGTGTTATTAATGTACAGATTCGATATAAGTTACTGAATGATTCAAATATATACAGTACGCATATTTATCCTTTTAGGGTGTTAAAGCAAGTGTGTGATGAGGTATTTAACGAATGAATGAGGGTATAATCAAGTCTAGTGGCAACTTTGGTAAGGTTAGTATTAACTCAGATTATGTTAATATACAATCACAGGTTGGTGGCACTGGTAGTGGGACTGCAGAGACTTCTAATAGGGTAAAAGTTACTAAAGAAGAAGTAAAAGATATGCTAAAGGAAAAACAAAATAAATTAGTAGCTGGAAGTGGTATTTTATTAAATGAAGATACGAATGAAATATCTGTTTCAGCAGACAAGGTAGTTGTTAAAGAAGGCGAGAATATTGCTGATTTAACAGCTTTGTATTTACTGGCTAAAGGTGAAAATTAATGGCAGATTTAAAAGATAATTTACAGGGTTTAGCGACTCAGTTAGGTACTGATATTAAGGGTATCAAAGCATCTATCAAATCTACAGACGATAAAATAGGCACATTGGGTTCTTTATCTACGACTAATCAATCTTCTATTGTTGAAGCTATTAATGAGGTAAAGGCTAATATTGTTACTGCTCAAGGTGGTGCTATTACTGAGCAAGCTGTAGATACTAAGCTACAAGCTAAACAAGATAAATTAACTCCTGAGGGAAAAATTTCAATCACAAAAGATAATGGTACTGGTTTAACAAAAATTAGTGTGGATTTATCTGATTATGTAGATAATACTAAATTAACTACTAAGTTAAATGATTACACTACTACGTCTAGTTTACAAAGTAAACTAGATACTAAACAGAATAAATTAACTGCTGGTAGTGGTATCACCATTGGTAGTGATAATGTAATTAAAGCTAGTGTTGATTTAAGTACTGTAGCGACTAAACAAGAATTAACTGATAAGATTAAGGAAGCAGTAACAAATCTTGTGAATGGTGCAGATGCGACTATGGATACTTTTAAAGAAGTACAAGAAGCATTAAAAGATGATAAGACTGTGACTACTGCATTAACTTCTTCAGTAGCTAATAAACTTGATTATAGTCAAGCACAATCTTTATCTACGCAACAAAAACAACAAGCATGTGCTAATTTGGGTATTGGTGACCCTACTGTTGATTTAGTGTCTGTGTATACAACTGCTAGGGATTCTGTGTAAGGGGATTAATGTATGAGTGATAAATTGGTTAGTAATCTAGAGTCTTTTGCATCTACAGTTGCATCAGATGTAAAGGGTATTAATGCTAGACTAGCAAAATTCAATGAGACTCACGCATTAATTTCTGAATCTGAGACTGAACCTACTGGTGCAGATAAACCTTTATTTTGGGTTAAGACTGTTCCTGATAGTGAGGTTACTAAAAACGTATCAAAGATTGTCTATAGTAATAATGGTTTGACATTAACATATGATGATGCATCTGTAGGTACTGTAGATTTACAAGGTTTAAAGACTCAAAGTAGTTCTGTAGCTGATACTGCTAAAAAGTTAAGTAAAGCTGTTAATATTAACGGCATTTCTTTTGATGGCTCTAAAGATATCACAATACCTATTACAAGTGCAGAAGTAAGGAATAATATTAATACTAATGCATCATTTATAGGTCAGATAGCTGTTGTAGGTGAGAAGGTATATATTGCTGTAGGAACTAATAATGTTCAGCAATGGAAAGAGGTAACTGCATCTAGTGGTGCTGGTGGTGGCTCTGCTAATGATGTAGTATTTTATAGTGTCACTTATACGAGTGTAGCAACAGCGACTGCTGATACTGAGAGTTACTTAGCTTATAATAGAGCAACTGGTTGGGGTGTGTTGCATTTAGATTTTCATCTAAATAGTGATGCAGATATGAATCGAATTATAGCTAATTTACCTAGTAACGCTCCTCTTGCTTTAAAGACATATGATAAGCAATTCCGTAACAGTAATGATAATACTGGTAGCGTATTTGTTAATAAAGGTTCTCGTTCTTTAATGGGTTATGGTATGTCACAAGGTTTCACTGGTAGAGATTATAATTTTGATATTATAGGTTTTTGGAAGTTGGTGTGAGATGGCGAAAAAAGAATTATACTATTATGATAGGAAGACAGATTCTTATAAACGTATTAATGGGTACGTATTAGGTGATACGACTGATAATTTAGTACGTTCTCTAATGCCTAACATTACTTTCTCTTTAGATGAAAACAAAGACCTATTTGTTGATGTAGATTACAATAATCTTCCTGAGCCTGAGAAGCCTAAGACTGGAGAACCTAGGACAAAGGTTTATAATGTAGTATGGGGTACTGCACAGCCTGCTAGTGCTGGTGATGGTAGAGGTTATTTAGAGTATAGTACAGTGAGTGGTTTTGGTAAGCTACATTTAGACCTAACTCTTAGGAGTCCTAGTGGTAATGGCAATACGATTGCAACCCTACCTAAAGACGCTCCTATTCCAACTCGTTTGTTGGAGAATTCTGTTAATACGAATAATAACTCTATTTATTTGAATGCTAATTCTAGGGATATTAAAGGTTGGGGTGTCCCTGCTAACACTAGATATATTCTTGATATAGTAGGGTTTTGGAAAGAGGCTAAGTGATGGCAAGAATTAGATTAGGTAATCTTGGTGGACTAGCTGTAAAAACTTTCAATACGGATGCTGAATGTTCTAGTGGATATTCTTCTCTAAGAGATGGCACACTTATTTTTATTATAGGTGAGTCAGATGTGGGGTATGGGAAGATATATCAAAAAGTAGGTGGTAATCTTGTATTATTATCAAAAAGAGCAGTAACAAATACTTCTAGTGATACTAATTCATGGTTATTAGGTACAGATGAGAGTATAGCTAAAATAGCTGAGGTTAAGTTAGATAACATTGTAAATCAATGTCAGGGTTTCACATATAATAGCGATAAAAATCAATTTATTCTAGCATGTGTAAACTCTGATAACACTAAACAAGTATTATATGTGCTAGATGGTAATACATTTAGTGTGTTGTCAAAAAAGACATATTCTGATAAGGATAGATTAGGTCATTGTAATACATTATGTTATTTTAATAGGAAAATATATGTTACTAATGGTGTAGTAAATCCTAATAAAGTAACTGTTTTGAGTGATGCTTTAGAAATAGAATCTCAAATAACTGTAACTGAAAAAGTACATAATTTAGCATATGATACTTCTTCAAGGCAGTTTATATCTATACTTCCTGGAAATGATAATACATCAAGGGTTATCAATTATTATGATGAATCATTTCATTTACAGAAAACAAAAATTGTGAATGTAGTGTCCGATAATAATGATACTAATGGTGCGTTATCTGTTAATGGGAATATCATTATAGGTATTAATGGTTCTTTAGTAGAGTTCAATAATTCTTATAACTCAAAATCGATTGGCATCAACAAGGATATTGAGTTAGAGGATTTTGTATATAAAGACAGTAAGGTTTATATGGCATCTAATTATAGAGGTCGTGTAATACTTTATTGCTCCTCTAAAGATACGACATACTATTTGAATATTAATTCTGATATGTCAGATGGTATGGTACTAGACAATAATATACCTTTATATGGTAAAGATACTAATGGGACTATTTGGTCTTTAATTAAACTTTCAAAAGGCAATGGTGCTGAGGTAGGTCATAAAGATAAACCTCTTGCATTATCAGCTAGTAGGGTTACATGGTGGGATGGTTCTACTTCTAGGTCTTTGTTGTCAACAAAAGACTTTGATGAAGGTAGTAAGGTACTATATAGAAAATCTGAAATAGATGAAGGTTTTGTTACAAAAGAAGATTTAGAACAGATTCTTAGTAAATTAAAGAAGATTAATGGGGAAAATTAGTAATGGGAAGGTCTAAACGAGAAATTATGATTGATTTAGTGGCAGAACTTGACAAATTTGGTGGTATTATCACTGAAATTCAAAAAGCAATTGAGTCTAAAGGTGTTACATCTGAAGGAAAATTTTCTAAATTAGCAGAAGAAATTCGTCAGATTCAAGGTATCTCAGCTTATCGTGATATTGTTGATGCTGTTGAGAGGGCATATACTAAAGGTTACACTCTTACTGAATTGGTGTCTACAATAGATAACCTTGAAAATAAAAATCAACCACCTAAACCAGATATTCCAATTCCTGGTGGTGATTTTAATGCTGATACTGCGACTGAGATTTTACCTAAACAGTTTTATGGTAAGTATGATTTAGAGGGTGCTTTGACTTGTCCTAATGTTACAAAAGTTGGTGCAGAAGCATTTGTAGGCACTGATTATAATGTTGTAACATTACCAAAAGCTACAGAAATTGATAGAGATGCTTTTAGATATTCTAATATTAAAGTATTATATATTCCTAGCTTTGTCTGGAGGGATAATAACCTTAAATTAGATAACAGCATCTATCCTACTTATATGCTTAATAAGATTGTAGTAGCAGATGAGTCTGTTCCACCTAGTGATATATCTTTCAATAAAGTTGATTTTGAAGTATACAACCATGATGAAACTAAAAAATGGGATATTTACAGTAATGTTTGGAAAAATGTTTAATCATATACTCTCATAGATAAAAAGTACACAAGATAACTAAAATAACGAATATGAGGTGTTACAGATGGACTTTAATGGTTTAAAAAATGTTACACCTATATTTCATACATTATTAGATAATGCTAAGAGTGGTATTCCTAAGAAGATTCAAGTTTTCATAGGAATACTTGCTCTTATTTGGTTACTACCAATAGTGTTAGATATAGTGTTTGTCATTTTAGGTGTATTTTATGACTATAAGCCTGATATGATTCTTAAATTTTTACCTAGGCTAGAACAGTTAATTAGCATACTCACTGGTGTTTCTGCTGTAGCTTGTTTAATGGCTATTATAGGTTTATTTACTGATTCTGATAGTGATGGTATACCTGACTCTATTGATAAGGACAACAGAACTCCTATAACAAATAATAGTGTTCAAGTCAATGTTGGTTCTGATAGCAGTAAAGTTCCTAAGCTACCACTACACATTGACAAGTAGTAGTTTATCAGATTGGTATTGTTAGTATGCGTATGCTTTATAGGAGATTTTTAATGATTGGTGACCTTAGTAAAGAATATGAGTCTAATGGCGATATTGGTGCGATTTCCACTGGTGAGGGTGATTATGGTGGTAAGTCATATGGCATGTACCAATTAGCTAGTAATGTGGGTTCTGTTGATGATTTTATAGCATGGGGTTTAAATTCTGACTACAGTTGGATTGCTGAGGAATTAAACAAATATGTTGTAGGCTCATATGAGTTTGATAACGCTTGGAAATATTTTGCTAATAATGACTATGAAAACTTCTACAACATGCAACATAATTATGCTATTTATAAGTACTATGATGTTTCAGTAGAATTGTTGAGGGAGCATTTATTTAATATTGAAAATCATAGTGAGACTATGAAGGATGTAATTTTTTCACGTGCGATTCAGTATGGCACTGGTAATATTGTAGAAATGTTTGAAGATGCTCTAGTGATTATGGGTGAGAAATTAAATCTAGATTTAGATAATCTTTCTTTCGTAGATGAAAAACGATTTGACTATGATTTAATCACATCTATCTATGATGTGTGTATGACTACGGAGTGGAATAACTCTCCTCTAAGGGAAAACTTAAATCATAGGTTTAGGGAAGAAAAAGCTAAAGCTATTCAAATGTTGTCAGAAGAATTAGGGATATAGGTGGTAATTTATGGGTTTCATTGATAAATTGATTGACTGCATTCGAGTATTATTCTTAGGTAAGAGTATTGATTCTGTTGTTAATCATACTCGTGATGAAGTACAGAATACAGTAAATTCTACTTTAGAAGATACGAGTAAAAAAGTAGATGATACTATAAATAATACTTCTAATCTAATTGAAGATAATATTGAAAAAGTTAATTCTGAGGTAGAAGATGTAGTAGCTAATTCTAAAAAATTAGGTATTAACATCCGAAAAAAATAGTGTATAATAGAGGTGTACAAAAACGTACACCTCTATTTTTGTTTTAGGAGATTAATTTATGGGTTTATTTGACGTTGATGGTATAGGGTTTAAAAATAATAAAGAAAAGATTAAAAAAGAAAACTCATTTAATATGGGGTTAGATATATCTGAGGTAGACAATAGTTTAGTTAATACAGATAAGACTAGTGGTAGTGATTTTGATAAGACTTTAGTTGGTGAGATAAATCCTTTAGTTAAGGTAGATGTAATTAACAGTCATTTTAAGTTGAGTGACTTATTACGTGAGTATGGTTGTTATATTGACGGTTCTACAATGTATTGTCCTTTTCATGATGACGATATTACTGGGAAGCCATCAGCTAAATATCATTCTGATACTGATTTACTATATTGCTTTTCTGAAAATCGTGTGTATAGTGCTTATCATGCATTAAAGATACTATTTGGTAAGGATGTTAACTTTATATTTAAAAAAATATGGTCTAATATGTCTAAAGAGAATAGGCTATCATATATTGGTAAGTATGATGAGAAGGCTAAAGACATTGTTATAGAAAATACAGGATGGGATTATTATAATAAGAATATATTATCTGCTTTTAAGTTAGGGAAAGTTACGTATGAACAGTATAAAAATGCTTTATATAAGGTTCTATCATTAGTACAAGAATAAATAGTATGAATTTTAAGTAAATAGTTATTGTAAAGATACTTAAAATTAAGTATAATAGGTGGTGTAGGAATAGAATTAAACTACAGCATCTATTTTTTTATTTAAAGGAGAATTTAAAATGGCGAATATTACTGCAATTCGTCTACCGAATGGTAGGGTTAAAGTTACTAAATCTGATATTAGTAATGTAGGGGAAGAATTTTCTTCTTCAGATGAGTTCTTTAATAAGTATCAAGTAGTCAATGAATCTACTGGCGAAGTGAATCAATGTATCTTATTAGAGTCTATTAATGGCTAAGAAGACACCTATTATAGGGAATGGATTAGCTGTAATACCAATACATACTAGGGGAACTAGCAAGAAACAAGACAAACGAGTCATAGACTATGTTAATAGTAGAATGTTTTTAAAGATTCTTTCTGAATATGCTGATATAGAAGAAATGGATATAGTATATCTAACTGGTTTAGGTGTTATGTATCAAGATGATATACTTGATGGTGATGTCACTTTAGGTAATGTAGTACTTAAAACTGATTGGTGTCATATTGTTTCTGAGGAGTTATATCGGCTATGTTTATCTTTGGGGACTAATAAGATTGTACTATTAGCAACAAGTGATAAGTTTTTAAAACTTGCTAAGACTCTACGGTCAAGGGGTATTATTGTAGAGAATCCTATAATGGGTGTAATATCTGAGTGTTATGCTATAAAGATGTTATTTTCTAAGACTAAGTTATGGATAAACACAAAGGGGGATTTTTCAAAGTGATGAAAGAAATACCTAAGTTACTACAAGACTTGCGATGTGATGTGAGTGACTGTGTGTTTACTTTAAAATTAGTGGGGAGTACATTTCAGTCTAATGCTCAAGCTATATTACAGACAATCATGGATGCGAATATGGTAAATAGGGTATTGATAGAATTAGTACGTGAGCCTGAAAACATACATGATAGAAATGCTGTTAAAGTTATGTTGTCTGTAGATGGTTATAAAGGGACATATCATGTAGGGTATGTTTCTATGGATATAAGTGAGACTATTAGTTTTCTATTACAAGACGAAGACTTATGTGTACATATTTCAGATGTATTCATGAGTGGTGGTGGATTAGATTACTATGTAGGTCTTATGTTTAATTGTAGATTTAAAAGAAAGGAATAAAACCTATCTATGGCTAATGAGAAAGCTAAGAGTGATTATAAACATTGGGTTGGGGCTGTTCCTAAGATAGAAAATTGGTATAAGAATTTTAACTTTGTGCTAGTTGAAAGTATGGAAGATTTAGAGAGTATCTTTAAAGATAAAAAAGATTACTATATGGCTTTTGATACTGAAACAACAGGGTTAGATTTTGAAGAGATTGACTTGGTAGGTTACTCTTTTTGTTTAGATGGGAAGACAGCATACTATGTCCCTGTATATCATTTTCAATATGATGGAAACTTAGGTGAGGAATCTGTAAAGTTCATCTATGAGCGTATGTGTGAAGCTAAAAAAGTATTCATGTATAATATGCGATATGACGCACGTATTATGGAGTATTATGGGTATAAAGAAAATAAAGCTGATTTAGATAAAAGACGGTGGATGTATGCTAAGTTTGATATGTCGAAGGTTGATTATTATGATGTTTCTGTTCCTGTGTGGTTAGCTGATACTAATCAAAAATACCCTAGTCTTAAATGGTCTAGTTTACATTTCTTGGGTATTGAGCAATTACATTTTGATGAAGTAATAGAAAACGCTGGTTCTTTCTTCTATTTAAACCCATCTGAAAATCAAGATACAGTTTTCTATGCCGCCGCAGATGCTTTGTGTACATTTTTACTAGCAACTGCTACTGTCAAATACTTCTCGGAGGGAAAGTATTCTGCTAAGTTCGATAATTTGATGTTATACCCTCTATTACATTATTAAGATGTCAAAATAATATTCATAATTAACATACTGAGATGTATTTTGGCAGAATAGTAAGTCTATAGGGAAACTTGTAGATAGTGGTGATTTTTACGTCATCCAACTAAGACAGCTGAATTGCTGGGAACTCCTAAAGCTTGAATAACTACAGCATAATATCATATTTATACGATATAGATGTGAAAGTGGCGAAAGCAGAA